CGAGCGGTATGGTGAATCCCCCGCTACGGGTAAGGTAAACAAGAAGCATATGGAGCAAGCAATTGCTTTAGGCTTTAAGGCGTTTGGGCACGACGGACAGAGAAAGAAGTTAAAACCTCTGGCTTTGACTGCGGCACTCGAGAATGTTATTAAAGGTGAGAAAGCTTCTGGTGCACCAGAGTTTCTGAGAAAGGCTGACGCTTTTCATAGGGATCTCGATAGGGCTAATAGGATAGCCGAAAATTGCAGAACGGGACAGGGAAGCAAATCTGCCCCACCGTGTGTGGCTTACCACCGCATTCAGCACGGGCCTGAAGGGCCAAAGACGAGATTGGTTTGGGGTTACCCCTTATCGATGACGTTATTGGAAGGGTCGTATGCTAGACCTTTGATTGATCACTTCCTTACGGTCAAGACTCCTATGGCATTTGGTTTGCAAAAGTTCCAGTTAGCTGCAAGATTGGTCAGGGTTAGGAATGGAGGAGTGAATTATTCTATTGATTTCTCTAAGTTTGATGCAACTATCCCTAATGACTTAATCTCGGTTGGTTTTCGAATCTTATCTACATGGTTCGATGATCTTGATGACGCTGTATGGGACAAGATAGGCAACTATTTTATCCACACGCCGATCGTAATGCCTGATGGCTACGTTTGGCTCAAACATCGCGGTGTTCCGAGTGGTAGTTATTTCACACAGATGATCGATAGCATAGTGAATTACATTGTAATTCAGTATATTATGCTTGAGAGTTGTGGTCGTGCTGTTACGAACACATTAGTATTAGGTGATGACTCAATTTTCTCCTGTACGACTTGGGTGAGTTTAGATCTTTTAAACGAGAAAGCAAGGACACTTGGCATGACCATAAGTGTTGCTAAATCTGGCAGATTTAGAGATGGAGAATTAGTGAACTTCTTAGGACATACTTGGAAACAAGGGTTGGTAGACCGTCCCGTAGAAGATACAGCGAAGAGGTTAGCATTTCCAGAAACCTGGTCTAAGGAAAGCGATGCTGTGAAAAGGCACAACAGTAGACTCATGGGTTATCTTAGTGATAGCGTTTCGGCATGGGAAGTTGTTCGGCCAATGTTCCAATACAGCGGTAATTGCGTTTTCGGATATGTCTCAAAACCAATGAGCAATATTCCAGTTACAGGTTGGTGGGAGTACCAAGAG